CAGGGCCACCACCACGGCGCTTCCAGCACGAACCCGCACATCACCGAAAGCGTTCTGAATGGTCAGCTTGCGGGTTTTCTGATCGTACAGCTTCAACAGGGCATCCGCCTTGGCGGAAGCGCCCGTTTTGGTCTGAACTTCTTCAAAATACTGAAGAACACCCCATTGGTTCATTTTCGCCCCGTCCTGTGCAATGAACAATTCCCGCTTACCGGTTTTTTCATTGTTATAGGCCAGTTTGATCTTGTTATAGGTCTGTTCATCAATACTGGATTCATAGCTGAAGTTTTCCCCGGTTTCTTCATCAATCAGAAGGTTCAGCTTCATGGTGTTGATGTTCTTCAGGGTCAGCTTCCCGGCATCGTCATACAGAACATAAAGCTGTTTGGTATTCATCAGGGTTTCATCAAGGGCGCTCTGGATCATATCAAACAGGGTTTGGTTTTCTTCCACGATGGTTTCAAGGGTATAACCGGTATCTTCCACCGTGCCAAGGTTCAACCGGAAATCTGTTGCAATGCGCTTCAGAAGGTCAGAAGCCTTCAGCCCTTCTTCCGTGATGGTGTCCTTATTCTTCAAATAGCGCAACTGATCATAGGCCACAACATCAATGGTGCCGCCCTTGTCACGCTTTTTCTTGAACACAAACCCATAGAACATGGCGGTTCCGTTCACAGTCAGCTTCACCGGATCACCTTCAGCAAAGTTCAGCCCCGGCCCCTTGACAACAGTGAACTCTAACTTGCCGGGGGTTCCCTTGCGCTCCAAGGTCAGCCGTGCGCCTTCCTTGACAACGGGGAATTGGATGGTGCTGTTATGCTGGATGAACAATTCAACTGCCAAACGGAATCACCCCTTTCAGGAAGGCAAAGTAAGAACCTGACCGGGATAGATCAGGTTCGGGTTCTTGATTTTGCCCTTGTTCAGATTATAGATTTTCGTGTAATCGGCCCCGTTGCCCAACTGCTTCTTGGCAATGTTCCAAAGGCAATCACCAGATTTCACCGTATAGGTGGCGGCTTTCGGGGCCGTTGTGGTGGGCCGGGGTGCCGCCTTAACCGTTGCGGTGGCGGTTCCCCCGGAAGTCTTGGCCGGTTGCACGGTCACGGTCTTGGTGCCATAGGCTCTGTACTGTTTCAGGTTGATCTTCACCTTCACATCAAAGCCTTCACCGGCATCATCGGTGATTTCATAGGTTTCAAGGCCAACGGTCAAATTGGTGTAATGGAACATCCCGCCACCGGGCTTCTGCCGGTTCAGGATGAATTGGAACGGGGTCTTGCTCACCTTCAGCCGTTCAAACAAGGACAGGTAATAGGCGGCGCTTTGCGCTCCACCATTGCTGAAGGGATAGGACACTTGGGGAAGAACCAATTCAAAGGACACATCCGAAAGGCCAGCGGCCTTCAGGATATTGATTTCTTCCCCGTTGATCAGGGCCATGGTCTTATTCTGGTTGTTGATCTTCACCGTCACCTTGGAAGGGGTGATGGGCATAAGCGTTCCCGCCATATACAGTTTATATGCCATTACTTATGCACTCCTTCCGCCGATACCGCCAGCCGTTCGGCAAAGTTCTCTGTCCATGCGTCCATAATCCCATCAATATCCATTTCAGAAGAAATGTGGTTTTCATTGTGCTGTTCAACCTTGATTTCAGCGGTAGTGAACCGGTTGATTGCTTCACGCTCCGCAATGTCACGAAGATAGGCCAAATCTTCTTCAGCAATATCCAAGGCATCAGCGGTGGCCGCTGTGTTGGCGGCGGTGTCACCGGTGTTTCCATAGATTCCATCAAGGGTGTTGCTCAAATCGAAAGCCCCCATAGAATCCAAACCGGAAGCATCAAACATTCCGCCAATCTTATCATCAATCCCTTGGCCGAAGTCATATCCGGCATCCCAAGCCCCGGAATAGGTGGCCCGATAGTCGATGGTGGGGGCGTTTTTGTCCAAGGTGATTGCGTTTTCATTTTTGCCCCAAGAAGTAACCGCACTTTGAAGGCTTTCAAGGCCAGAAGTCCAGTCAGTTCCAAAAATAGCATCAATGATGGTGGTTACAACTTTACCAAGGTTCAGGAACCACCCGATGATTTGACCGATCAGGTTTGCCACGGCATCACCAAAGCTGTTGAAGCCGCCGTTGCACACATTCAGAATCCATTCCACGATTCCAAGGAACGGGGCCACAAAGATTGTCCAAATGGCCTGAATGATAGCGTTCAAAACGCCAATGGCACAGTTCAGCACAAATGCACCGGCCACGGCTACCACACCACAGATAATTCCAGTTGCGGAAATGGTGGAACCGGTCAGCTTATTGATTGCCGCCACAATCATATAAATGGCCGCAATCACGGCAATGATGATCAATAGAATCCAAGTCAGCGGACAGGCCAGCAAAGCGGCATTGAAGCCGTATTGGGCGGCTGTGGCGCTTGCCTTTGCCATTGCTTCCGCCTTCTCGGTAGCGGCAAGGGTAGTGTTTGCAACGGCGGCTTTGTACGCCTGAACCGCCGCAAGGCCCTTCTGCGCATTGCTGATAGCGGTGATTGCATTGTTGGCAATCAGATAGCCGTTATACAACAGCATTGCCGCCGCAATCCCCAAAACAAGGGGCTGAATGATCCCCCAATTATCCACGAACACAGAAGCAATGGCAATCAGAATATCCAGCGCCGAAGAAGCCACATTCGCAACAGCGGCAAGGCCATTGATCAGGCCGGTGGTCACTTTCTGGAACTTGGTGCTGTTTCCAATTTGGTTGATTTTGGTCAGGATCGGGGCAAACATAGAAAGGGCCTGATTCTTCATATCAACCCAAATCTGCGCCCAAGTCTTGGGCATGGAATCGAACTTTGCGTTGGTTTCGTCCGCCATAGCAAACATGGCGTTCTTCACCACTTCAGCCGTTACCTTGCCTTCCTGTGCAACAGACTTGATGGAACCTTCCGCAATCCCCATATACTTTTCAATGGCTCTTGCGATACCCGGCGCACCGTCCAGAATAGAGTTCAGTTCTTCACCACGAAGCGCACCCGCCGCCATTGCCTGTGTAAGCTGGATCATGGCGTTGCTCTGCTCTTGGGCCGTAGCACCGCCAATAACAAACTGCTTGTTCACTTGTTCCATGAAGGCAATGACCTGATCCATATTGCCACCGAAGGCGTTACCGGCGTTCAGGCCAAGTTTCGCAACGGCGGAAGCGGTGTCAAAATAAGCGGATCGGGAACGCTGGGCGGAAGCCATGATCTTCTGTTCCAAGGCTTCAACGGAACCGCCATCATCCACAAGCAAATTCAATCGGGCTTTGGTGCTTGCCAATTCATCCGAAATGTTCAGCACCTTATTGATCCCGGCGATACCACCAGCGGCAATGGCAACTTTCTTGATAATGGACAGAAGCCCGTTGGCGGAATTGCTACCCTCACGGATGGAATTGTTGAAATTCTGCTGTTCGTTGTTGGCGTTCCTGATATTTTCTTCAATGGTATCAAAGGCGGTTCCCGCTTTCGCCCATTCTTCACGGGCTTCCCGGATTGCCGCCGTGTCAACGGCTCTACCGGAAGCCTGTTGCATGGCTTCAAAGGTGTTCAGCACAACCCCCATTGCCTTGTGCATACTCTGAAGGGGGCTGGTAACACCATCATAAAGGGCAATAGCGGCCCGGATGTTTCCCACAGGGATCACCACCTTTCTTGGAGAATGGCCGGGGCCTTAATGGTGTCGGCCCCGGCGCTGTTTGCGTTCAATTTCCTTCTGCTTCTTCTTTTCAGCTTCCACCCGAACATCAATGGCCGCAATGATGAAGGCCCGTTCACGGCGGGGCAAAGCATAAAAGGCGGAAGGTGTCAAATGAAGTTCGTGAAGGCAATAGTAAGCAATGTTCGCTTCACCATCACCTTCACAGATTAGTTTTTTGCTTCATCAACCTCATCCTGCATGGTGGTATCAAAACCACACACTTCCTGAATCTTGGTCAGGTATTCGGCATATTCGCCGGGGGTCAGCATGGTTTTCAGAAGGGCATCAGCGCCCATGACCTTGTAGCTGTCCTGAAGTTCCTTATCATTCAGATTGGGGAACACGGTACAAGCCACGGCCAGCTTGCCAAGGTAAAGATCATAGTCGGTTTCCTTCTGATACTGGTTCTTCTTGCCGGGAACCGGAACACGCTTGGCACAGGACTTCCGAAGGGCTTCATCCTCGGTGCCGGTGATGGTCTTGATCTCCCAAGGAATGGGGTTGCCATCCTCACCCAAGAAGCGTTTGGAAGCAACAAACTTGATGTTCTCAACGGGAACGGCGTTTTCAGCCAAAAAAGCGGACAGGCTCATTGTTTTTTTTCCTCCTATATTTTGATACGAAAAAAGGCCCCGGCCCCTACCGAAGTAAGGCCGGGGCGCTCTGCTTACTGCATACCGGCCAAAAGGCTGAAGGTTTCGGGCATCTCGAAATCTTCAAAGGTGAAGTCCATATCTTCATCCAAGTATTCCGCATCAGCATCAAACTTGGCAAGCAAGCCGCCATCCATATTGCAATCCTTCAGGATCACGGTCTGACGGCCCACAGAAGAAGTGGGATCTTCATTTGTCACCTGAATGTCAAAATAGACATCCTCGCCGGTGTCCTTATAACGCTTCATCAGCTCACGGAAGATGGAAGTGTTATAGTGGAAGGTGGCGGAACCCGTACCCTTCCAGCCGGTGGCCTTATTGCCCTTGCCGGTCTTGCCCAAAATGGGAACTTCCGTTTTGTTCTTCTCAAAGTTGGCTTCAAGGTTGATAGCCTGCATGAAGTTGTAACGGTTATCCCCGATGGTCACGAAACATTCAGCCAAGGAAGCGGAAACAGCATCCTTGGCGTTCATGATGGTTCTATCTGCCATGATGGTTGTACCTCCTTACTGAACATAGACGGTCATATAAAGCTGTTCCATAGCGTTCACGGGGGTCACATAATCAGTAACCACCACGGATTTCTTGGTATCGCCCTTTTCAACCGTCACATTTTCACCGCTGAAGTTCTCAATGGCCCGAATATCCTGAAGTTCCGTGTGGTGCTTCACAATATCGTTCCAAAGGGAAATCCGGCCAGCGGCATCATTGGGAACCTTGCCAAGATACTTCTTGCCGAACAGAACGGCAATATCATTGGCGATCTGATCCAAAACTCGGATCGTCTGGTTGCTGGAAAAGTCGCTGGACTTTTCATCCGTGATGGAAATGAAGCTGTTAATGTCAGTCAGGACACACACCGCTTCATCCACACGATGGAACATGAAGGAACCTTCCTTGATACCGTTTTCAAGCTGGGTCTGCGTGAAATCGGTATCAACATCATATTCACCATCATAGGTCATGTTGGTGGCGCTCTTATTGACCGCCGTTCCGCCGATCACGCCCGTAACCCAAGGGATCAGGGCGGTGGAAGTCTTGTCGGAAGTAAGGCCGTTCTTGACGCTCACAACGCCTTCATAATCGGCCAGCTTGCGGAAAAGAACCACCTGAAACTTCTTGCCCACATCATCACGCATCCGCTTTGCGAAGGCCGCAAACAGGGCGGTGATGGTAGCCTTGCTCTCGGTGCAACCCATAGCATTGAAGGTGTACGCTTCCGCCTGATCAAGATAGGTCTGATAGTCGGAATCGGCCACGGTGCCATTGGTGCCGCCCGTCAGGGGCAAGGAAGCGGTCAAAGAAAGGGTTCCGCTGGACTTCCAATCCACATAGGCATTGGCCTTCAGATCGGTGATAGCGGCCACACCTTCCTGAAGATCAACCTGAACGGTTCCCAAGAAGGTTGCCACATCGAACAGCGGCTTCTGTTCTGTGGTGTTTTCATTCGCCGTGATAACGGTACGAAGATCATTACCACGGGTGCCGGGGTATTTGGCCGTTGCGTAGGTGTTAGCCGCCTTCACGCCGCTGGTGCCAAGGCGGAAGAAATGAACGGTTTTGGCGTGAAGGAAGATTTCACGCATAGGCTTCAGTTCATCCGCCGTGTACGCATAGCCGAAAATTTTCTGACTGTTCTTGATAAAGTCAGCCTGTTCCACCGTGAAAATCTTGCCTTCAGGCCCCCAATTCATAGCAAGGGGGATGGTGACAATGCCACGGTCAGAAAGGGTGGCGCTTGCCTGCGCCACAGAAATGAAGTTGATATATGCACCGGGCAGAACCTTGTTCTGCACCAAGAAGGTGCCGCCGCCAAGGGCCATATTATTTCACCTTACCTTTCATAAAGTCATTGATCAGCCCATCAATCTGATCGAAGGTGTATTCCTTCCCATCTTCCAAAAGGACAGACAGAAGATCACGCCGGTCAGCGTATCTCTTGAAGGTCAACACCCGTTCTTTGGGGAATACCACCGGGGCCGTGATGGGCGGTTCCTGTGCGGTGGTGGCTTTCTTTCTGGTAGCCATTCAATCACCCTTTCTTTGGCTCCACAGTAGTTTCCAAGGTTTCCATTGCGGTTTCCTCGGTTTCTCTG